TTTCTTCTTTCTTATCCATGTTTGTTAATTATAAATTTTTATACTCTTCTATCAATCGATTAAGATAGAAATTTGCCTTTTCTAAATCTTCAATATTTTTATTTTTTAACTTATGTCTATGCATATATTTCATTACAGAAGCTTCTAAAAAGCCAAAATATCCCTCCTGGCTTAATTGCTGCTTCAAGTAATCCAAAAACTGTATAGCACCCTTTGTGTAATGCGGTGGTGCATTAATCATATCTATCTTCATTTGTTTCTCCTTGACAATCGATTTGCCGTTTTTTGAAATGATATTTCTAATAACTTATCTATTAATTTACTTATACAATCAAACACTAATTCTTATATCTCCTTACAATTTCTTTTTTACATTTATCCTTAACTTTTGGCTTAGTTCTTGGGTCATTAACGATAGACTCTAGCTCTTTTAATCTCATCATTTTAAGATAAAAGTGCTTTACTGTTGATTTGCCCGTGATCTTACTTATTGACTTCTGGCTTGGTTTTAATTTTATTGGCATCTTTTTTCTCCTTTGGTTTCCCAAATATTGTATTAAAATTCTTATCAAACTCTTCACTGCTTATTTGCATTGGTCTTTTCTTATCTCCTTTTCCATTCATTTTTTGTAATCAATCTTTTGGAAAGTTACGTCTTTACTCATCTTGGCTAATATGGCTCTGTAATCCATAAAATTTTTAGGGATGCATCTAAATAATTCTTCTATTGAAAAGAAAAGAACATCTGGCTCATCTTTGTAAGTATTCCTAAGCCTGGGTAACTGAGCATCACAATCACATACCATTGCTATCTTGTTCTTATCAAACTGATAACATTTATATTCAGCTTTAATTTCTTTAAACCCTTGACTCTTTACATCATCTATAAGGGCTGCATAAGCTCTATACATCATGTCAATCTTTTGTATCTGTAATTTTGGTTTATCTTTTTGTAATGATTCTTTAAATATATACTCAGCTCTGCCAAACTTCATACCTAAATTAATGCTTACCAAATTCTCTAATCTTTTTTTACCACCCCAGCTAATATCTATTTGCTTTTCATACTCTCTATATTCTTTCAATTTGCTTTCAACAGATTCTTCTATATAGTTTTTCACATTATTTATAGAATTAGCGATCATAACTAGGGTGTGTGGGTGTTCCTATAGGAACACACCCCACCCCACCCAAGCTATTTAATGATTTGCACCCAAACTTACCCTTTAATACCCAAGCTACACCCAAACTAACACCCAACCTTATGATCAAAAATTTGATTGTAAACCCCCATATTCCATGTGTTGATATCCCTGGTTTGGAATATGTTTTACTAGTCTTTTATTTACTAACTCTTTTAATCTGTCTGCAATCGCTTCTTTCTTCATTTGAGTTTTTCCATCTTTTTCCAAAACTCTACCAAACAAACCACCTGGCATATACATAACATCTTGTGGATTTTTGGGGTTGTCCGTTTCAGCCATATGTTTTAATGCATCTAATACTTGTTGTTGTTTAAGGGTAATGTGATTTACATTTTTTTTCGGCACTTCGTTCTCATTTACCTTTACAAGAACAGCAGATTTTTTATCTTTCTTTTTGCCTAAACGTAAAATTGTGTCCATTCTAAAGTTTATACAAGGCATGTTTATATCTTCTTTGTTTAATGTTTGGCTCATCTTCACATACATAACCTTCTCGTCTAAGCCTAATAAATTAGAATCATTTAGCTCATCTTCTCTTTCTATATAGAACTCAGAATCTACAGAAGCGGGTAGCACGCTTGAACCCCTACCTCTTCTGATACCATTAGATTTAGTGCCAGCATGTCCTGTATGGTGGACAAGCATAATGCAAGCACCAGTTTCAAACTTCAACCTGTCAATTCTTTGTATAAACTGATTCATGTCTGAAGTGCTGTTCTCGTCACCTTGACCAAAATTTCTCTGAATAGTGTCTATAATAATTAAACCTAAACTACCAATTTGATTTTTTGCTTCATGTGCTTTTTCAAGCAATTTGTCATAATTCTTATCATCCAATATACCTACAGACCTTTTGCTAACTTTAAAAGGTGCTTTTTTTAAATCAGTATCAAAATGTTTTTCCCATGCCAATATTCTTTTAAAGATAGATTTTTCACCCTCTCCGCATAAATATAAGACACCCTCTCCACCCTCTTTTGTTTTATACTCGTACCAAGGTGTGCCTGTAGCTACAGAAAGCATCATTGAGATGCCTACAAAACTTTTTCCCGCTTTTGGCTCTGCATACAAACTAGCAACAGTTCCTTTTTCCAGAATTGTATCAATTAACCATTCAGGCGGAACGTCATTTGCTTCCATTTCCTCATAATTTAAAAACTCTACACCATCATCAGGTATGTATTTTTTGTTACTTTTTGCATAATCTTCAAAATCTTTAGAGGTTTTAAAATAACCTCTAACAAATGCATCATATAAATCATCTTTTTCTTTAAATACTTGGGGTGGTTTAATAATGCTAACTATGCATTTATTTTCTTTAAAATATGTATACAGCTCCATTGCACAAATTTGCCCTGCCTCATCATTATCAGGAAATATCCAAACTTCTCGACCAAATATAGAACTCCAATCTGCTGCTTTCCAGGCATTAACACCACCATGCCAAGTACAGGCATCTAATTCACCCTTAACTATGCCCTCACAACCACGCATAGCCTTTTCACCTTCGTTGATAATAATAGGCTTGTCTTTGTGCTTCTCTGTAAAATAAATAGGTAGTAAGCCTTCAGGTCGCTTCATAGACCAACTTCCATCCATGTTAAGGCTAAATGGTGCGTATTTCTGCTTTATGTAATGTCCTTCAGGAAACCTGAGAACCATAAAGTTGTCTGCATATTGCACCTCAACTATCGCTTGAGATTGAAGCGTCCGCATTTGCTCTTTAGAGAATGATCGACCACTGCTTTTTTGAGAAGTTTTATTCTCTAATAAGGAGCTATTATTTTTAGGCAATAGTCGATCAAAACCAAACTGTTTTACTGTTTCTTCAACGTCTTTCCCTAGATGCTTTATTAACCAAGCAACTCCACCACCATCACCTTCCTCAAAATCATAAAATGTGCCAGTAGATAGTCTTAAACAAAGACTGCCTTTAGTCCCCCAGCGCCACTCATCACTTTTTTGTGTATTAGGCTCGCCCAGCAGTTGTTTAGCTACATCAGGTGCTATTTTTTGCCAATCGTGATCCTGCACTTAAAATGGTATATCTTCGTTGGTGATCTCTTTTCTTTGCTCTGTAGCTTGCATTTCTACAATAGCTTCAGGCTCATCATCAGCAGCCCATTCAGGAACTACAAACTCTGGTTTTCTAGGTTTAAAGTCAACAAATTCAAACTTAATATTAGAGGTATTACCTTTACCAACTTTATAGATATCGTGTCCAGTATATTTAACTGTTGGTAACGTTCCTTCACGAGCCTGGTCTAGTTGATTCCAAAACAGGGGTAATATATTGCTAAAAGACTTTAGCTCACCAAAAGCGTGACTCTGCCAGAGAACAGGCGTGTCCCAACCATCTAAAAATAACCATACTGAAAATGCTCTTTTCCATTTGTATTCACCAATATCATCTGGTTTTTCACACTTAATACCTAGCTTCTCATCCCATACATGGTCAAAGCCATTGTTAGAATAAATACCCCAACCGCTTTTAATGGTTGATGTGTCAATTTGCATATAAGTAAAGTCAATAACACTTTCATTATTTACCCACCATTCACCCTCATTACTTTTAAATTTTAAAAAACTATTCCCACCACTCATATTAGAACCTAATATATCCATTTCATCTCCTACTTAATGTATGGTTTCATCCACACTATTTATATAATCACTAATAAGCCTTGTTAAATTTCTCGACTTATAGCACTCAAAACTCTCATCATTTATCAAACCCAAATATTTACATACAAAATTCATCTTTTCGTATTCATCTCTGCAAAAATGTTCAAAGCCCTCATCCCTGATTTGCATTTGCCTTCGCTAAAACCATGTCTATTTGCCTACAGACATCATTTAAAGGACTCATAAAAGTAACTTTAAAATTTTTATCGCAATCGCTTAGTAAATACGCTGGTAAAGTGCAGTAAACAGGTTGCCTATCATATTTGTGTATAAGTATTGGAATGTGTGTATCTTTGGCACTGGCGCAAGCTTGTCTCCACCAACCGCCTTCAGCTTTATCATTACCAGACTTATAACGCTTACACTCAATAGCAAAATTACCAAAGATAATATCGCATTGCCCTTTAGTCTGGTACTGATCTAAGTTACGTTTAACTCTTTGCTCTAAGCCTTTAGCTTCTAGGTAGGCATTAATTTTTTGACATATGAATCGCTCAAAGTTTGCACCTTTGTTTCGGCTATTAATCTTTGCGCTCATCCTTCGACAATTACTTTTTTATTTGATCCATGATAGGTTGTTGTTTTCCTATCCCCGTTTCTTATTTCGGTATAGCCTGATCCATTATTAATATGTATGTACCATTTATCTGCATGTCTATTAATTTCATCACGCCTTCTTTCAACGGCATCGCTATTTTGTGTCATTTCCAGCCTCTAATTCATGTGAGCAAATGCCAAGCGATATTAAATAATGCGTGGCTTCCTCAAAGCTTTTATCATTAACTGCTTTAAATATTTCAATTTGCTTATGTAATTCAGGACTAACCCATAAAGCCTTTTTTGAAGCGGCTTCCTCATTTAATTGTGTATTCATATTTTTATACTCTCCTCTTTTATATTAATTGTTTTTAACTATCAATTCAAGTTTATGTTTGATAGTTATACGATATAATCAAAAAGTAAGGGCAATAGTTAGTAATCTCCATACTTAATACTCTCTAATTAACTATTTGCCCTTGCTTCTTAACCTACATCCTTAATCGTAATTTTTCTTCTTCTCAAGCTATAAGCTTCTCTTGCTGGTATAACTTTTTCTGGCTTTGCCTTGAAGTTAGTCATTGACCAAGTAAGCTTATAATTTTTCGCTCTTGCCTTAGAATAATTACCCATGCTAGACATAATCTGCGCGTGTAATATATCCATACTTTCGTATGCAAGCTTTCCAACCTTTTCAAATGCCTTATACTGATCAATAATATCAACCATATCACTATCTAATATTAGCTCATTAACATCATCATCAACCTTCTGGTGAGCTACATAAGCGTCTGCACTAATAACAGGCATATAGTAATTTTCAGCTCTTACCCTTTCATCAAAATCAACAACCACTTCTTTAAGTTGCTCTGCAAACTCTGGGTTTCTTTTGTAAACGTATATACGAAGATCGGTGCTTTGGTATAAAACTATAAGCACACCATATTCAGCGTCTAATATTTCCATTGAGCTTTGCAGTTGTAATACTCCTAAATACTTAGGCGGCTCATCTGGGCTTGGGTAATCAGAAGAACACTTACACTCTATAACAACCTTGCCGTGCATCTTATATTTGCTTCCATGCGGCAAATAAATCCCTATCTCCTCATTTGCCTCAACGATTAGGTTATCAGCCTCAGCAAGACCATCTAATGATGCTTCTAATGGCAAGAATGGGTGTACCCAGGGTACGATAATGTCGGCATCTACATTAATCAAACCAAGTCTATTAGCAGCCTCTTGTATTAATACAGGCTCTAACAAGTCTCCAGTTCTTTGTCTATTGGTTTGCTTAAACCTAGTATTTTCACCATTCTTTGCTTTTATACACCTATCAAGCGCCTCTTGTTTGGTAGAAAATCTACCCTCATCAAACAATGAACACACTATTGAGCTTGTCGCTATATCATCTCTTGTTAATTTTCCAACCATGACTATCTCCTTTTATTAATTTTATTATTTATTTCTTCCAGGCTATCCCTTACAGCTACAGAATCTTTACCCTCGATCTCTATATAGGTTTCACCAAATTCGGATTTATACCAGCCTTTGAGTTTATTAACGGGAACGTGTAAACTACTAGATGAACCTAGTAAGTTAAACTTAACTAATCTGTTAAGTTGTTTAAATTCTGTAACATTTTCTACCAAACTAACCTGAATAGGTTTATTTAAAGTATTATATATTATGCGAAGCTCTTTTTGAGTTTTAAATAGTTCTAACTGCATGAGTCCTTTGCTTAAAGCTTTTGCAAGCTTTTAATATATTGTGTTATTAAGAATTTGAGTTTATAAACTTCAAACATCATTTTGACCTTATACCGCACCTTTATAGCTTCCATTGCCATATAGATGATTGTCAAAACCATTCGCCTTGCTTTTAAGGCATCTGCTAGAAATTCTGACTGAACCCTTAGCTAATGTAATCTTATCGGCTTGAGAATAAGGAGAGCGCCTTAACTTCTTAAAGTAGGTAAGTAGCTCTTCTATCTCTAGTATTGAATCTTCAAACTGTTCGTATGTTCCAAGCGGAATTGTAATTCTTACGCAGTTATTATTTTTACTATTCATTTCCATGTTAATAATATAAACATACTTTTTAATAAATATACATAATTAATACACATATTAGTAGCAAACATTTAGGGTAAATCATTTAGGGTAATTGTTTGAGGGTATTTTATTGTGCTTTTTCCAAGACCTAAAAAGCTTTGAATCCTTATAGCCATACTTGGTTTCTTTATGAAAGGCGGTAGTATGTTTAGTAGGTTTATAACTTGGGTATTTATCCATATTGCGAC